TCTTTTGACGCGTCCAAGTCCAACGCCATTTATGGCCGCAGCAGCACCGTGCAGCCCGCCGCCTACTATGTGCACATTTGGCGCCGCGTGGCCTGAGAAAGGAGGTTTTGAGCGATGATCCCTGTGACATTTGACACTGTGGCAACATTGCAGTTTGGCAGTGAGGGTCACCCGACCAGTCTGCACTTTGCTATCCCGGAAGAGTGGAAAACCTGCAAAATCAGACTCCACCTGCGGCGCAGCGACGGTAGCTTTGTGCCCCCGATGCAGCTGGACGAAAATGGGTGCGTAAAAGTAGACCGCAGTGACTCCGGCAAGACCGGCGGACAGTGGATGCTGTCGGCTGAAAGTCCTGACGGAAAAGTATCTTACTCGCGAATCGGCAAATATGTGACCCCCATGGAGGTGACGCAATGAAGATCATTGACGAGAACGGCGCAGCCATTGAGACCCCTGACCTGACGCTTGGGTATCTGGTGGACGAAACCGAACCAGTGGAGCACCCAGCTGTGGAAGGTGTGGAGGAAGTGAGCCACTACGAGACGGTGGCGGAGTACCCCAACGGCGGCAGGGATGTGCGGAAGGTCATCGACGTGCCGGGCGTGCCTACGCAGGCCGCATGGCTTGAACAGGTGCCGGTGCAAAGATACATCCGCTACACCGCCGAAGAGCTGGCCGCGCAGGAAGAAGCACGCAAAAAGGCCGAAGCCCGGGAGAAGCTGCCGGAGCGCGTGGACGCGCTGGAAACCGCAAACAACGATATTATTTTGATGATGGCTGATTTGATTGGAGGCTGATTTTTATGAAAACCCTGAACGCACTCAAACTTCGCATTATGACCCGCGCTTTCAAAATCCGCATTGCCGCCGGTGAAGTCTTTGAAGACATCGCCGCCGACTACCCGTCCCTGACCACGGACGATCTGGAAGCCATCAAGGCAGAGCTGGAGAAGTAAAGGAGTAAGCGATGGAAAAGACCATCATGGACGTGAGCCGCCATCAGGGCGTCATCGACTGGGCAAAGGTCAAGGCGTCCGGCAAAATCGGCGGCGTCATGATCCGCGCCATGGGCAACAGCGCAGAGGGCAGGCCCAGTGCGCCCTACACCGACCCGCAGTTTGCCCGCAACTACGCCGAGTGCAAGCGGCTGGGCATCCCCTGCGGCGTGTATGGCTATTTCAAGGCAGTCAACCGGGAACAGGCCGACAAGGAGCTGGCGTACTTCAAGAAGCTGCTCACCGGCAGGAGCTTTGAGCTGCCTGTGGCGGTGGACATCGAGGACGAGGTGCAGAAGCCGCTGGGCAAGGCCGCACTGACCGACCTGACGGCCTACATGCTGAGCACGGTGGAAAGCTGGGGCGTGTACAGCATGGCGTATACCGGTTTGTGGTTCGGCAGCACCTTCCTCTACATGGGCGGCGCGGCACTGAAGCCCTACGACGTGTGGCTTGCGAGATACCCCAAAGACCAGCGCAAAACCAAGCCTGAGGATAAGCCCAAAACGGCGTTCGCCTTTGGCATGTGGCAGTACACCAGCACTGCCCGCGTGCCCGGCGTGAGCACCAACGTGGACTTGTCCCACGCATACAAGGACTACGCGGCGATCATCCGGCGTGCCGGGCTTGGCGCGGTGAAGGGGGTGTGACCAATGGCGAGTATTCTTGCTGCCGCAGGCATTCCGACGGCGGTGCTGGGGCTTCTCGTCTGGCAGCTGAAGCGGCGCATCGAGCGTCAGGAAGCACGGCAGGAAGCCGCAGAGAAAGCCCGTGAGGAGTTCGAGACGAACCTGTACGAAAGCTCCCTCGCCGCAATCGCGCTGGGAGAAGCCACCGCCAAAGCCGTGCAGCGCATCCCGGACGCACACTGCAACGGCGATATGCACGCCGCCCTCGACTACGCGGCCGAGGTAAAACATAAGCAGCGCGATTTTGTCGCAAAGCGCGGCATCAGCGCGATCATCAACTGAGAGAAAGGGATCTGACCATGGAAGCAGTATTGACTAATATCTTGAACGTTGTCCCCGGCTGGCTTGCCCTCGCCCTGATGCTGGGCGGCTTTGCCTTTTACGTCCTCGGTGCCATCCGGCTGGGCTACGGCGCATCCGTCCGTCCGCTGGTGCTCGACCTGATCGAGCGCGCCGAGCATGAGATCCAGGGCACCAAGCGCGGTGCCGAACGCAAAGCATGGGTGGCGGCAAAGCTGCGCGCTGCGCTGGACGCCAGCAAGTTTGGCAGGCTCTTCAGCTGGGCAATCACCGACGAGACCATCGGCAGGGTCATCCAGTTCTGCTTTGACAGGGCGAAGGATGTTGTAGGGAAACAGTAAACTCAATACATAGCAGCAGCCCCGGGGAGCCTGACGGTTCCTCGGGGCTGTTTTTGTTTGCAAGGCACTCACGCACTTACTCACGCACTTTTACATCTTACGAATGAGTGTTGATTTATAAAATGATATTAGTCAAAAGAAAATTGCCGTAGTTTTAAGGCTTTTTCGCTATCGTATTGCTCGTGAAATCATAAATGATGGTTCGACTCCCATCGCCTCCACCAGTAAAAAGCACCTAGATTCGTTAAAATCTAGGCGCTTTTCTTTGCTTATACCACAGCATTTACCACACTTTTGATTTTCAGTGTGTTATTATCCCTGTCTGATCTCGATTTTCCAGCTCTGTTTTTCAGGCGGCAGCGGTGCGTTCTCTTTGTCGTGGTTCCAATGCCGGTCAACGTCGCACAGCTCCAAAAAGCCATCTTTCAGGCGGTAACAGGCTTCTTCATCCGGGGCAGTATGGCAGCAGGGGCATTGAAAGCTCTCGTTTTCCTCGCTGTCTCTCCATAGCTGCCAGTCATAGACAACAAAAGTCTTTTTGCAGTTCGGGCAGGTCAGATGTATTTCCAGCATGATTTTACGCTCCTTCTCTCGGATTGAAAATAAGAATGGTCAAGGCATAGGCCGCTGCGTCTATCGTGTGGTTGTCACGATCTGGCACGCTGGGCAGGAAATTGCCGTCCTTGTCCGCGTCATACTCGTATTGTGAAAACTCGCGGTAAACGTTGGGCGTGCGCCTGGGGTCAACAACAAGCGTCCTTTTTTGCAGCCACTTGATGCGGTAGTTCACACAGCCGGGGCGCTTGATGCAAGGGCGGGCCTGCAGGCCGTATTCCCGTAGATCGTGCACGCTCTTGGGTTCTGCACAGTCGCAATAAATAACCTGTTCCGGGGCCGTTTCTGCGCCTGTGATGGGGTTCTTTCTGGTTTCTCCCACATGGTCAAGGTTGTGCGCCCTGATCTCGGCGGCAAGGGCCTCATTTGACAGGCCGCGCTTGTAAATCTCATCTGCAAAATAGATGGTTTCGGTGCTGCGGTCGTAGTACAGCGCCACAACAGCGGCAGGGTCAGACGCAAAGCCGAAGTCAACACCAACATAGCGGTAACACTGCATTGCAAGCTCTTCGTCCGCGATCTCTCGCACTTCCAGCGTGGTGAATACCTCGCCGCCGCTGCCTGTAGGGATGCCCAAATACTCATGATCGTACACCTTCGGGTTTAGGCTCTGGATGCGCTGGGCTTCGTTCAGAAACACCTCTCCCAGCCATTCAGGCGGCACCTGGGTGTAATCCGAGTGCAGGGTCAATGCTTCCTCGTTGGGCTGCTGGATGAACTTATTTGCCCAGTTATTCAGGGACACAGGCGGGTTGAAGCTGCGGAACACCACAGGCTTACCGCCACGGCCCACGGACTGCATCACGCTGCGGACAAAGTTTTCTCCGGGCAGCTCGGAAAATTCCTCGAACCACACCCACCGGAAAAAGCCCTTTGCAGGCTTGATAGACTTGATCTTGCTGTTATCGTCCAGCCCGCGAAAGATGATCTGTGCGCCGGTGGGCAGGTAGGTGCAGCGCATGGGCGACACGGTGCAGCTCCATAGGTCAGACACGCCCAGCGCGTCAATAGCCCACTGGATTTGTGCAAACACGGATTCCCTCAAGGTGCTGCCCCACCGCCGGAACACCACAGCAGAGCCGGTGCCGGTGGGGTCTTTCTGGATGCCGTCCACGATCTCCAACGACACAAAGGACGATTTGCAGGAGCCGCGCCCACCGGGAAGATTGTAGTAGGTGTGTGCATCGGCTGCGATATCCGCGTGGATAGCGTGGTATACAGCCGCTTCGTGCTCGGTGGGGTCGATGCCCTGCACGCGCTCAAACGTGGCAGCTCTGGCCGCTTTCCGGGCCTGTAGTGCCCGGATGCGCTTTTCCAGTCGGTCAAGCTCCATTCGCTTCCACCTCGTCAAGCAGCTTTTCCAGCTCTGCCAGCTTCTTCTGCTGTTCGTCAATGCGGATGCAGTTCAAAACGCTGTTGCAGCAATTTGTGATAGCCGTTGCCCGCTGCGGGTCGATCTCGTTATTCAGCAGCATATTTGCGATCTTGGACAGCGTGCGGCGTACCTCTGCGGGAGTTGAAAGTTTGATCTTCAAATATACTCACCTCGATACAAAAAGGGCGCACAGGTTGCCCCATGCGCCCAGATGATGCCATATCAGGCGATTGCCTGATAATAGATAGCCTTTGTCTTGTTTTCCAGAACAAACGCGTCGTAGTAAATACGGCCCTCCACCAGACTGCCGGACAGGAAAGGCGGGTCAAGGTGAATCTTGTACTCTGCCAGTTTGACCGGGGCCACGGTAGCCACGGGATGCGCGATCATGAAGCCGAACTTCTCAGGCAGGCGATTGGACGCGATTTTCACCACGTTCAGGCCGTCCAGCTGGGCAATAACGCCCTTTTTGCGCAGTTCTGCACCGATGTCCTGATTGTCAAAGGTGGCCTTGGACTGCTTCAGGAGCGTGTATGCGGTGGGGGTCAGAATCAGCACACGGTCAGATGCGGGCACTTCTGCATCGTCCATCTGGGCATTTGCCGTGATGATCTGCGTATAGATGTTTTCAGCGGTCAGGGCTGCGGCTTCCGGCTTAATGCCTGCATTTGCTGCCATCACGCTGTAAACATAGGAGTCAATCTCCGGGAACACCTTCTCACGCTGCTGGCGTGCCAGAGCGCTGGCGGCTGCAACCTGCATCTTGGTTTCGTCCGTGTCCATCTTGTCCACCTCGAACGTGAAAGAACGATCTTTGTTGATCGTGAATGTCTCGGTGGTGGCCTGCAGGGTGCTGATCGTGCCATACTGGGACTTGTTACCGTCCAGAATGGGGCCGTTGCGGTTGAAGTCCTCCATATCGGTGGTCTTGACCTTATACAGCTTGATGGTCTTTGCGCCATCAAAATTGAAATCCTTGTTGGTCACAAGGCTGGTCTTGCTCTCGGAGTAAAACTGTTCGTCTGTATAATTCTGGAACTGGGTCGCTAACTCAATAGCCATTTATAGATCCTCTTTCAGTTGTTCAGACCGAAAGCCCGCTTTAACTCAGCGTCTTTGTCTTTGCCCTGAGAAAGCCACATCGGCGGGGTGTCTACCTTTGCGCCGGTGGTGGTCGTGGTGACGGTGTACCCGTTGCCGGTGACGCTCTGCACCGCCTTTACAGCGGTCTTGAACGCTTCCAGGTCGCTGGTGTCCAGCTTATCCAGCAGTGCCGTGCTGATATGGTTATCAGTCAGATACTGCTTGCAGGCTTCCCGGGCTTCCCACTGGTTGAAACGCTGGCTTTTGGCTTCCAACGCTTCCTCGCGGGCTTTCAGGTCTTTTTCTCGTGCATCAAGGTCGCCCACGCGCTCGGCACTCTTGGAGCGCTCACGGGCAAGCCGATCTGCAACGATGGAATTTAGTTCGGATTGCGAAAACATCCGCTCAGAGCCGTTATTTTCGGCCTGCTGGGCGGCGCTGGGGGTATTGGTGGGATTCTCCATTGATAGCACCTCATTTTCCGTATGAGTAGACGTAAAAAGCAGCAGGCGGCAAACCTTATGCCGCGCATGGTGCACCGGGGAAAGGAAAAGCCCGGTGCAGGGGGTGTGTCCGCTCCTGCAATGCTGGGCGCTCTGATCGTGGGTCATGGCACACCCATAGCCAGACCGTGCAGCAAAGAGCAGTCAGGAGCCGGACGGTGTTAAAAGCCGCCTGCTATGCTCAGTATACCACATTGCGTTGTAAAATGCAAATATAATGCTATGCAATGTCATTTTATTGCCACATTGCGTTTTTGCTTGGACAGCATCAGGCTGTATTGTCCGTAGGTCATGCCCATAGCATCAGCCATTGCGGCAGCTTCACCCAGTGACAGCGGTTCACCGTGTTCCGCATGGTATGCAGCCCATGCCAGAGTACGGACGCGGGCCCGTTCCTTTTCGTCCTGAGCTTCCCATGCTGCACATTCAAGGCAGCGGCTTTCATTGGCAAAATGCCACAGCACAGCGCCGCATACAGGGCACTTCTTGAGCTTCTTTTTCGTCATGGTATAGAATGACCTCCGGCAAATAAAAAGAGCGCACAGCGGCTTGCTGGGCCGTCATACGCTCTTAGGGGTGGGGGTGGCGCTATGTACTCAACGCACCACCGTTAAATTTTACTCTTTGTAATGGTTCAAAAGAGCGCTCGTACTACGCTCATATTGTACCATAAAGCGGACATAACTTCAAGAATTTCACCGTGTAGTGTCATTCTTTGGCTGCTTCCTTCTCGTAGTCGTCCAGCCATTCCGCCACAGCTTCAAGACACATCGGCGGCGGTGCGATCACGCTATTAGTTGCACGATCTGCGATATAGAAAGAATCCGTGTTCTTATCCACATACACAGCAAGGTTGTGGGCGTTTGCTCTGGCTTTCAGGGCTTTAATAGTTGCTTCCATGATGTTACCTCCATTCGATTACTTGTTTGCAGCTTCCATAGCTGCAATCTGCTTGTCTGTCAGCTCGTTGAGCTGGTCTTTCAGCCCTGCAACGTCGCATATAGCAGCACTCAGGAGCGAATCATACCGCGGGGCAGCTTCCCATAGAAACGTGATCTCGTCTCTTGTGTGGCTGCGGTCAAGGTTATTCGCTTTGTGGCTTTCTTCAAACCATTCTGCAAAAATCGACAGCAGATTGTGAATGTCCTCTACAGCTCCGGCCAACTGCCCATAATCCACATCATTCAGGCACATACTGTCAAGCCCCCTTACCGCATGCCGCTGAACCACATCACAGCGGCACCGAGGAAACAAACCAGGGCGAACGGGGCCACGCACGAAAATTGATAAGCGGTGTAACCAAACATTGAAAAATCCTCCACATTTTGATAAAATAGAGGGCGGGAAACATTACTGCAATGCGTTGTCCCGCCACTTGCCGCCCGTCCCTGTTGGCGCAGGGAAAGGCGGCTTCGTTGTTTGTCAGCGGTCTTGGAGGTTACTCAGGACGGCATGGAATCGTCTTTGACAGGACTTCACGAGTTCTGCAAACTTCTCCGGGATCATGTCGTGGGTAAAATCTGTATAGGCTTCAACGCCGTTCTTCACACCTTCCTGCTCTGCCTGCGCCATCAGATCAGCGGCCAACATGGCGATAGCGTTCTTGTCCACAGTGCTGACGGGCAGGTCATTCAGAGCGTTCATCAGGGCATTCGCCGCATTAACCAGCGGTTCACACTGCATACGGACTTCACGCGGGATGATGAGCAAACCTTCTTCGCCCAAAGAAATGCCGAGAATGTCAACGCTGCAAGGCTTCACACTGGGGGCTTCTTCCTCGTCATAAAGCAGCGTTGCGATGATCTTGCCATCAGGTTTGACCGTCAGCAGGTCGGATGCGTCCGGGTTGGCGCTTTCAAACACCAGCGACACATTGCCCAGCCCATCGGGTACAATGTTCAGCAGCTTCTCACCCTGCAAGCACTCAAGAATGGTATCGCGGTCAGTGGAAATAAACGACTTCATGGTTTCGTCCTTTCTTCGCCACTACTGGCGAAACAAAAAATTATAAACACGGCCAGATTAGGCCGGGTCGGCTTAGTTGGTGCGGGTCATGCGCTCCACATAGACCCAGATCAGGCGCAGTTTGCGCAGATCCGCCTTTTCCAGCAGCTTGGTGATTGCGTCAATATAGCCGCTGCGGTCGGTGTTCTCGTTCACAAAATCACCCCCTCACGCGCTCTTGCTGCTGTCGCTGATCTGGGCGGCAGGCTGGGTGCCCTGCGTCAGCTGGGGCGCTGCCTTTGGGGTCTGCAGGGCTTTTGCCGGGGCTTTTTTAATTGCCTGCATGAATGCCGGGCGATAGATGCGATTCATCTCGCTCACGCTGGTATCACGGGATGCAAGCAAACTGCGCATTGCGGACGGATTGCCGTAGAGCTTGCGCACAGCTTCCGGCAGAGCGTTAAATACATCCCATGCCCGCGCAAGGCATTTTTCCCGGCTGTTTTCTTCGTCCAGATTTCCACCGTTCCGGGTGCACTCTAGCTCGCTGTCAATCCGTTTGGCCGCTGCCAGAGTGCTTACCCACATCTGTTCCGGGGACGGCAGCGCGTCAAGCTGGATGTCCCGCACAGCTTCCTGCCAGTCAGCAAGGAACTGTTTCGGATAGCGGCAATTACCCAGTGCAGCATAGAAAGCTGCTTCGGCAATATCATCCGGCACAGTGCCCAGATTGGCCGTGTAGGCTTTCAGCTGAGCGGTTATAGTTTCATCAGAAAGGTGCTGCTCGAAGTAGTCCATGCGGGTCTGCATCAGTTCTTTTACCTTTTCAAGGGTCATTTTGTATCACGCTCCATTCTTTCGCTTGAGATTTTCGATTATTCGGCTGATCTGGTCGCCGGCGCTCTCAAACTCTGGCACGGTGCTGGGTGGCTTGTCCTTATCCAGCGGGTAAAATTTCAGCCAGCCCTGCCGCGTGGCCTGCTTGACCACCTCTGTCCATTCACAGCGGTGAAATTCTTCATCCAGCTGCTGGCACAAGCTGCGGCGCATGGTATCGGTCAGGCTCTTGCGCTTTTCTTTGCGCATACGGTCATAGTCCCGAAGGGCTTGCAGCAGTTCGCCGTCACCATCGGCAAAGGTTGCGAAAATATCCGCCGGGGGAGTATCAGGCGCGCCAGCCGCGGCAGCGGCTTTGCTCTCCTTCTCTTTTTCATTCTCCCTCTCATTCTCATTCTCCTTCTCCTTCTCCTTCTCTTTCTCCTTGTGTAAACCATTGGTTTCAGAATCAGGAAAACCAAACGAATCATTTTTTGACGGTCTGCCGCCGTTCACGCCTGCATTGTATCGCTTCTGTGATGTGTCCAAAAGTGGTTTGACTACAGCCCAACAGCCGGAGATGCTAGGGGGCAACACGGGATCTACTCCGGTTGTGGCATAGTCTATTATGGCTTCATAGAAGGTTGCGCGAAGCCTGGGCGGCATGGTCTTGCCCGCTTCACGGAATGTGAAGTAGAACGGAAAATACTTTCGGGGCAAGCGTTACGCTCCTTTCCTCTGGCCGGGCAGCGGTTCAAAGAAAAACTCCCCGATCTGCTCCCGGGGGATGTTCAGGACAGCGGCCACGCGGGTGATCTCGTCACTCGTCCACGGCTGGTAGCCCTTCATGCGGGCCGTCATGGTGCTTTTTGCCATGCCTGCGGCCTGTGCAACATCGCCTTGCCGCAGCTCCATTTCCGCGAACCTTACGCGGAGTTTGTGATAAGGCTGGTACATTGTTACACCTCTTCTTTCAAATCGTCAACGGTCACGCCCAGAGCTGCGGCCACGTGGCCTGCGGTGGTACGCCATACGGGCTGCCCTTTGCGCATCTTGATAACAGCGCTGCGGCCTACACCGGCTTTCTGCGCCAGCTCTTCGCCGGTCAGATTTTGACGTGCCATTTCTGCGATAATCTTCACGCGGTCGACGACAATAGATTTAGACATTTGGTTCACCTCCTTTCTAATTGGTCAGAAACTTTTGTTTCTGTCTGCATTATAACAGCAATAAAAGTTACTGTCAAGAGAAAAATAGAAATTTTTGTTGCTGTTAATATATAAACGTGGTACACTATACTAAAGGAGCGTGTACAG